CTAGCGATGCGAGGTCCGAGAGCCGACCGGATCGCGATGACCAGGCGCATCGATCACGACCAGCGTGGGGGCAGGGCGGGCCTCCAGCGGCTTTTCTCGGTCGAGTTGAGGGGTAGGTAGCTGTTCGGCCTTCGGGGCCGTATACGGGTCGAAAGGCGGGTTGGCCAGCCAGGCGCGGCACTCGACATCGGACAGGCCGGCGTTCGTTCCCTGCTGCGTGACGCACCTGCAGCCCTTGGCGTTGCACATGGCGCCAGCGACGACGGGCATGGCTCTGACCTGGCGCAACTGGTCGAAAGCAGGAGCTGACTCGGGCCGGCTGCTGATACGCGGCACCCAGGCGATGCGGTCATCGATGGCCACGGGCCCAGCAGCAGATCCACCAGGCGCAGCAGCTGCAGCCGCGGGAGACGGCGTGCTCGAGCTCGAGGCGGCGCCGGCCGACGTGGTGATGGGCTTGCCGGTCAGACCACGGAACGCATCAGGACCCTTCCAAGCCAACACCACGAAAGCGATCAACAGGAACCACAGGACGCCGGGCATCTTGCGCGGCTGCTTGGTGTGTAGATCTGCGCTGTGGTACAGCTTGTAGACCTTCCTGTCGTGCTTAAAGAACGACTTGGTGATCGCCTTCGCGAACAGCAACTGGCGGCTCACGTGGTCCCATTCGTAGACGGTGGCGAAAGGCATGTTGGCCACGCGCCGCACGTGCAGATGGCGACCGCCGAGCGCGTGGATGTTGCGGTCGACCAGCATCACGTTTTGCGTGATGAGGATGAAGTCGACGCCCATATGCCGATGCGTCTCAAGCGCTTGAATGTCGTCGGGCACAGCCGAACCGTTGGCGCGAGGTGACCAGATCTTCTGCACTTCGTCGAACACGATCACGGCACCAGGCTTGGCCCACAGATGCCAGTCGCGCAGCCCGTTCACGTCGCCGCCATCAATGAACTCGTGATCGATGGTGAGACCCTTGATGTTGGTGTAAATGGTGCGCGGGTGGATCGTGACGACACCATCGACCTCCTGCACAACGTCAGTGCCAACGAGCGGCAGCAGCAGCTTCTGAATCGCGTAGAGCGTTTTGCCGGCACCCGGCGTGCCAGTGATGATGGTGATCATCCCGTGTTCTTCCCGAGGATCTGAGTGGAGCGCTGGATCTGCCAAAGCAGCAGCTTCGTAGTGAGAGCGCCGAAGACAATGCCGAGAGCGATACCACCGCCGCCGAGCAGGAACAGGCTCATAGCGTCAGCAGGAAGCCCGTTGAGGCTCGATACAAGCGAGGTCTTCAACTGCTGCAGCAGGGCCTGCATGCCGACGATGGAAACGACAGAGAAGCCGAGGCTCAGCAGGATCTTGGCAATCGCAGGCTGCAGCAGCGACAGGAGAAAGGTGCCGAACTTCATTCCGGCTTCCCGATGCTGAAGATGATCACGATGGCCATCCAGCCCGCGATCGCAATCACCATAGGGCGCACGTAAGTCGTGAGCGCATCACAGGTGGTGGCATAGCTGAACTGACGGCCATACGCCAGGTCGCGAGGGGCAGGGCAAGAGCCTCCACCAAGGACGTTCTCCGGGGCGTAGGTGATCTGCCTGTTCTCCTTCGGGATCTCGCCGTCAGGAGTGTCGAAGTCGATCTTCTGGCAGGCCAGGATGTCGGGGTGTTCCTTGCACAAGTCAAACTGCTCTGGCTTCTCGCCGTCAGGCGTGCCGGGCGTGACCGGCGTAGGCGACGTCATGCCAGTCGGGCTATTCGTGATGAGGTCCTCGGGGCGCGAGTCCAACCTGAACGGGTCCTGCGTGGTAGGCGCTGGCGTGAAACGAGTGACAGGCTGGCGGTATTGCTGCGGATTGGTATTCGGGATCGGAATGGGGTTGCCCTGGGGCACTCGAAGAGGCTGCGCGTTGGGAGGGTTCGCGGTGTCGGGCTCGAAAATAAATGGAGCCGTTGGATCAAGCGGATACGGAAAGCCGGGAGGCAACTGAGGAGGCAACTCCTTAGGCGCCATCTCTTCTTCGATTTGCTCCGGAGTCACTACCTCCACAGGCCGCGTCTGTACGCACCCCGCAGGCGTCACATACCAACCGACAGGGCACGTAACTGAACCACGCTTAGCAAGCTGCCTATTAGCGCTCTGCGCCTCGCCGGTGGCCTTGTTCTTGTACGACATCGTGCACAGCCGATCAGTGCCGGAACCCACGACAACACCGACGAACGACACGGTATATCCCGGAGCCTGCTGGTTTTCATAAGGCACACCGGATGCACAAGCGGCAGACGGATCGACGAACCACTGCGACACGCCGATATACGAGTACTCCACCCCGTTGGACTGATACGGGGGCGTCCCTCCACATGTCCGCACCCACTGACCGCCTTGCTTCTCAAAACAGTTCGACGCGAGCCATGCAACAGTGAGCACCAGGCCAACACCGGGAATCAACGCACGAGCACCAGCACCAGCCAAAGCACGAGCAGCGCCAGGACCAAGGCGAAAAGCTCCGCGAGTGACCGCGCCACCAACGGATGGCCCGGGGCCCCTCATGATCTTGCCAACCTGCTCAGCAGGCGTAGGAGGCGCGAAGGTCCACGAGCCAGGAGAGCCGCCGAAGCCGGGGGGAGGGGAGGGCGAGACGTATGCCAGAGCGCTCAGCGGAAGAAGAGCCAGAGCAGCAAGAGCATGCCGCCAACGAGCAACAGCTCGACGGGGGAAGTGAACATGGTCAGTCATCGTGATTGGTGGTGAAGATCTTCTCGATCTGCTTCCAGACCCAGACGCCGAGGAGGGCGCTGAACAGGGACCAGAACACCGACCAGTACAGGTCGATGTTCTGCTCCGAGGGAGGGGCCGGCTGGATCTGCACGACGATGGTTTGCGTGTTGTCAGCCACGACTCGAACCCCTCCGAGGGCTTACCACCAGCCCATCTTCTGGCCGGCGCGCTTCACTGCCCAGAAGCCGACCATGATGCCGACCACGGTGACGGCATAGCCGACCATCTTGGTGCCGGCCTCGTCGATCTTGGCCTGGTTGGGATCTGCGGTCTGTGCGAACGACAGCACCGGTGCTGCAGCTGCAGCGGCGACCATGCTGGCCTTGAGGATGGCGTCACCCGCAACGCGCTTGGCGCGGGCGACTGCAGAGGCGGTCTTACGACCGAAAGAAGCAACTTCCATTTGGAACTCCAGTTGAGCTGGTGTTCCCGAGACATTCGGGATTGCACCCGATAGCCCTCGGCGTCTCACGACGTTGGAGGGCTACCAGTTGAAATCACTTGATCGACGGCACCGAGCGGTGATCGCGGTGGCGCGCCAAGTGCACGCGCCTGGAAGACTCTGCGACGACGTGCAACGCATCGCGAATGGCTCCGAGGAGCACACCGACCACGAGGCCGATGAGCGCTCCACAAGCCCAGGGCGACACGTCAGGCATCACGCGGTGCGCACGGCCGTGCCGGGCGCCTTCACTTCGGTGGGCACGATGGAGACGATCTGCTGCTCGCGCTCGCCGTAGCGCATCACGTCTTGGAACTCGACCTCCGCCATGAACGGCGGGGCGTTGTGCTCGATCTTCTTGAGGACCGAGGGCTCGCAACGGTATTCGCTGCCCATGTAGCCCTTGGCGCCCTTGGCACCGGCCAGGGGGAGGGCGACGTACAGCTTGCCGATGGCGTAGGGTTGGCCGGTCTTCTTCGAGACGCCTTCGCTGCTTTCAAACCCGATCACGTTGATCTTCATGGTTCACTTCCTTGAGGTTGAGAAACGCGGCCGGCGACGCCGCGAGGTTGAATCCGACCAGGCTGGCTTTTTCCAGTCGCCGTGGAACACCAGGTCGAGATAGGGCACCGAGCACCTCCTCTGCAGAGAGACGAAGGCGAAGCACGTCGAGCAGTTGGCCGTAAGCGCTGCGCGCGTGCGTGGTGAGCTTTTCGAGGGCGATCTCGCCCTCCTTTTGATGCGTGGCGATCCGCTCGGCCGCAGCGGCCAGGATCTCTTCGAGGCAACGATATGCGCCCACGAAGTAGTGATCGCACCGCGTGAGGATGTCGAGCGGGAGATCTCGGTCGATGTTGCGTAGCTCGACCTCGAAGCGGGTCCAAGGACTGGCCGCGTCGCCCAGTTGGCGGCCCTTCTCGTAGGCGCGCAGCATCTTGCCGTTCTCACGCCGGCCTACCTCCAGCGTGCGGCCGTTCTTCGGGCAGAGCCAGTCACCAGGCGTGCTGTGCCGAGGCATGCGGCCGCCAGCATTGAAGCGCCCTTCGAGATACCAGTCGCGCGCGTGCTCAACGGTGAACTCGCCCATGAGCAGATCCACAGCCAGGTCAACGCGCGTGAGCTTGTACGCGGCCTGCCGCTCGATCCAGCCTTGCACGGCAAGCCAACTGGTGACCTTCGAGCAGCCGGTGCCGGAGAGGTCGAAGCGAGCGCGCATGCCGTGGTGCGTGCCGCCGAAGTCCACCCGAGCGATGTTGACCTGCGTGCCGTTGAGGTCGATGAAGAACCTGCAGCCGTCCTGGTAGCCGAACATGCCGGGAGCTTCGACGGCCACCACGGTGGAGCCGACCACATCACGCAGCAGGCCGAGGATCGTCGCGGGGACGTGCTCATCTGGATCCGGATACCAGGTGCAAGTGAGCCAGTCCACCTTCGCGCCTCGGGGAGTACTTTCCCCCCCTGTTAGAGCAGGGGGGCGAGGTGCAGCGTTCAGCGCTTGGTGCGGCGCTTCGCTTGCCCCCGCGCGCTTCACGCTGAGCCGGCGACGGAACGTGTTGCCGTAGCCGTGGGCCTTGTAGGACTGGAGCTTCCTCATACGTCGAGGTACATGGCCGAGGCGGCGACCGGGAACACGAACTGCCGGCAGTGCCAGCGATACAGGCCTGGGAAGCATTCGCTGCCACCCGCGAGCAGGACCACAGGCCCAGCGCTGGCCACCCTGATCAGGTCGGCAGCGTCCTTGACCAGGTCAAGCTCAAGCTGCTCCTCTTTGCGTCCCTCTCGCGCCATAATCGACCCCAACGGATTCGTTTGCCAAACAAAAGTGTTTGGTGCGCGATGTTAAACGAAACAGTTTGAAAGGAGGGTCACAGTGCCCCACCTCGAAGAATTGAATTTGCTTATGGACAAAGCAAAAGCAATAACCGGAAGCGATAGCGCTACCGCCCGAGCACTCGGCGTCGTGCCTCAGCGCGTCACGAACTGGCGCAACGGCAGTGCGACCTGCCAGCCCTCAGACCAAGCCCTAATCGCGCACCTGGCCGGACTCGATCCGGTCACAGTCCTAGCTCGCGCCACGGTGATGCAGTACGAGGGCAAGCAAAAAGGAGATCTGCTGATGAAGGCACTGGGAAAAGCTTCGCTTCTGACTGGCGTGGCCCTCGGTTCCGTTGGCGCTTCGGCACAGCAGATTTTTTCGATGGTCCCGGGAGCTACTGACCTGGTCAGCACGCTGACGCATTGGACACAATGTGCGCTACGCCTAACACAATGTGCATTATGTTAA